CAGAAGCTGGAAATACAGAACAATTTGCAACGTTGTTAGCTCCTCTTGTTAAAACGTCTTGATCTGTATAACGAATTGTTCCCCCACTATTAGGACCAACATTAACAGAAGAGAATAAATTCTCCATGACCAACATACGTACTGGCTGTTTTCCAATACCATCAAGACCGTAGAAATATTGGTCCGTTCCATCAACAACAGAAGCAGAAGTTATTGCTTTTTGCTCTAAAGAAAAAGAAGCCTTTCCTTTTTGAGAAATTTCTTCGATTGCTTTTTTAATAGAAGCAGTCTTTTTTTCTAAAGCATTAGCTAAAGAATTATTTCCTTTTTCTTTTAAAGAAGTAATGATTTTGCTTTGCTCTTTTAAAGCAGTTTCTAATTCAGCAGCTTTTTTGCTTCCTTCCTCTTGCTTAGAAGCTACCTCTTTTTGATAAGCCTCAACAGCTTCCCAGTTTTTCTTTTGTGTTTCTTCTTGCTTTGCAGAATATAAAGCAAGTTCTTCTTGTGTCATTGCTAACTTTTCAGCAGCAGTTTTAAATTCGATTTGTGCGAATGATAAACTCATTTATTTATTTATTTAATTAATAAAATAATTTCTTTTTGTTCTCTTGTTCTTGTTCTTGTTTCTTGATTTGGTCCTCTTTTTCGGCATTCGGCTCTTCATTCTGTTGAGTGTTTTTGTTAAACGGCTCAAAGTTTAAAAGTGAATTGTAACCAATTTTTAAGGCTTCTAATTCAAGATGAAACAAGTTATTAAATTTTTGCGAAAGATTACAATCAACAACAGCTTTTATGCAAATTTCCATACGCTCGTTATAATCTTCCAAAAACAAATTAATATCCTCTTGACTTTTTACGATTGCTAAATTTGGCGTTTCTGAATTAGCACCAAAAACAACGGCAGAACCTTCCCAAAGTTTAACCTCTTGAATTTCCCAAATGTTTTGATCTCCTTCTTTTGCTTGCTTTATTTTATCAGCAATGTAATTAAATCCGATACTATGTTCTCGAATAATACCACTTTCATACATTTTCAGGAAGTCCTCTCCTTCGGTATGCTCGCCCATTTTAGAACGAAAATACAATCCTTTGTCATCTTCCTTTAATTCCTCAATTACTCCGATAGGACGTGTAACATCATGATAGGCAAGATGTGCGATTTTTCTATTTGTTGAAGAATCTGGACCATGTTCTTTGATAGATTTCGTAAAAGCACCCTTTAAAATCTTATCATAATCAGAATCAATATTGTCAAAAGCTGAAAAATAGCCTTCAACCATTCTATTTTTTGCGTCTGCTTTTATTTCAAAGTCGCAATTTTTACGCTTATATCCTTTTTTATTGTTCATTGTCTTGTGTGTTTTGCGTTTCTTGTGGCTGAGGAATAAGTAATTCGGCTTCTTCTTCAGTTACTTTGTACGTATAAATTAAAATTTGAATAGCTGCTGCTCTTTCTAAAGTTCCTAAACTTACTTTTTCAGCCAATGGAAGAATAGCTTCAATCATTATTTTTGACTTTTCAGCTTCCATTTTCTTATCTTTCTGAAGGACTTCTATTTTTTCAGTATCTAATTTAATATAGTATTCCTTATTATCTCTATCGTTAAAAATAGGTATTAAGTTTTCGTTCCAATTGTCTACAAAGGTTTGAGCCAAAGGAATAGCTGATTCAGTATAAAGGCTTTTCTTTGCTTCTGCTAAATTGTTGAACGTCTTATTTGCTGGGTCGTTGAAAAGCTGTGAACTCATGCCGTAAATATTGCAAAACTTACGAAGTTTATTCAAGTCAATTTGGTCCAGCATTAAGTCTTTTAAATTAGAGCCTAATTGCGTAAATTTAACATTTTGCGAAGTTGTTACTGTCTTGTTGTAGTTGTTCGCTCCTCCAATTCTATTTTTTAATTGATTATCTAATTCATCACGCTCTTCGGCTGTCATCGGATAACCTTCTTTGGAATCGCTTGAAATCATTCCAGTTGCTCCTCTATTTTCAATCATTGCTGATTCTGCTTTATGTACTTGATTAGAAGTATCTAAAGCTAAATAAGAAGGCTGTAACATGGAAAGCCCTTTTCTATCTTGTGGATAAGAAGGATCTAACTTTTTAGAATGAATTAATTGTTGGGCTTGGTATTCTGTTCTATAACCACCGTAAGAAAAAATATAACTTGAAGGTCTTTCAAAAAATCTTTGATTTGCAACTGTTGAACACTCCATAAATTGCGAAGGCAAAATATAAAGCGAAGTAGGTACTGTAAAGCCTAAAGCAGTATCTTTTAATTCAAAACTATCTCCAGTAAGCAAATAATTTGTGTACTGCTCAATACGATATTCTTTGTTGGTCTGGTCCTCGTTTGGCTTACTTAGTAAACTGTAAAGCGAATTATTATTATCCTCAACTTTTACCCATTCTTTGCCCTTCTTTTCATATAAACAAAAAGGAATTGCTGCTGAGGTTTGGACCAATTTATCGATAACAGAAAAAACATCTTCATTTGAAAGATACCCTTCATTAATCAGCCTTTCTTCCTCTATATGATTATAACCAAAACCACCAAAACCAAACCATTTAGAAAAAGCAGAGCGATTACTTAAATTTGATAATTGATTATGATTCTTTAAAGTAAAGATTGATTTTATTTTGTCTATTATAACCATATTTTAAAATTTATCTATCAAGATAGTCAAGAGCGTAACGTAAAGGATCAATTAAATGATTAAAATTATCGATTGGTGTATCGCTTTTTTTATCAAGCCAAATGTAGTTGTTTAACTCACTTATCAAATTTATTGAATTTTTTTCTACAATAATACGATATTTTTGTATTTTTTGTATTCCAGTCAAAACCGAACCGGCTTTTTTAACGCAAGGAATTAAATTAATACTCTTTCTTTCTTGTGTTGTTTTACGTCTTAAAGTCTGTATTGTTGTTTTTGCTGCACTATCTGCTATAATCAATTTATTATCAGCGTGTTTTAAATTTAACTCAAATATCTGGTCATCATCTAAAGAGGACAAATAAAAACACTCTTGAGCATAAAGAAGTTTATTTTTTTTATCAATTGCAATTTTTACTAATGTTGTTGGGTCATCATATCCATAATCCTGACCAAAAATATAAGGTAAACTTTCGTCGAATTCTCCTATTTCCCAATTATTAAAAATTGTTCCTTCTTGTCTTTCTCTCCAACCTCCTAAAACAATATATTTGTACCACTTATAAAGTCGCTTTACATTATCGCTTTCCTTTTCTTGGTCCTCTTCACTCAAAGAAATATAGTGATGATATGCTTTTCTTCCTTCTTCATAAGCTGTCCAGTTTTCCGCTGTATGATGTATTTTATCTACATCTAAATAAGAAGTATGAATATAACAAACATCGTTTATGATAGCATTTGTACCTCCTTGAACGTTTCTTTCTTTGAAAAACTTTTGATAAATCCAATGTTCGGAAGTTGTAGGATTTAATAATAAAATAGAATAATTAGGGAGGTCTTCACGTCTTAAAGATAGTTTCATTTTGTCGAACTCCTCAAAGCTTGGGTGTTCCTCTGCTTCCTCCACTACCTGAACATTAAAAGAGCTTAATCCTTTACCTCCAGCAGTTTGGGCTTTTGACCCTCTTTTTAATCCCTTAAAATATATTAGCCCTCCACTTTTATACTCTATTTTATTTTTTTGAAATTCACAATCTAAAGGCATCAAATCAATAACTTTATCAAAGTCAGCTTTTACAGTCGTTTCAAGCGAATCATTTGTATATCTTGTATAATAAGTATTATGACCAAATTTAGAACCTCTTACATGAGCATCAGCCTCAACTACAAAAGATTTTCCTGAACCACGTCCACCAGTTAAAACAAAGACAGTAACTTTGTCAAGCTTGGACCAAAATTCTTGCTCCTTTTTACTCAATAAAGAAAAACCTTCACTCTCTATCTTTGCTCTTGCGTATGGCTTAGCTAATAATGGTTTATACTTATTACTGAATTTCATTAATCTTCTTCGTTAAATTCTCCAAAAGTTATATTTACATCTCCTTTTGTTTTTACCTCAGCTTCCGTATATGTCATCGCTAATTTTTTACGTTCGTCATCTGAGCAAATCAATTTCATTAATGCCATTTGTAAAGCTGGAGCGTTTGACTTGTACCACTTAGAACGCATTGAAACTTTTAGCTCTGTTTTGTTTTGGTCCAGTAATTCTTTTAGTTCGTTCGATTCGTTCGCAGAAGGTGGAAAAAATTCATAAAATTTTGTCTTACCAATGGGTAAAAAAGAAACAATATCCTCAATAAAGAAAAGTTTGTTTTTTACTGTTACTTCCTTAGCTTTTTTAAATATTTCTAATTTGTCGTATGCCATAATTTACCGTTTTTCTTTATAATCAATTCACTATCTAAATTTTTCATTCTGTCAGTTATTACTTGACAATATTTTGGAGTTAATTCTAAACCAAAACACCTTCTATTTAATTGATGAGATGCTACCATAGTTGAACCACTACCAAGAAAAAAATCAAATACAATTGAATTTTTATTGCTACTTATTTTTAACTCATTACATATTAAATCAATTGGTTTCATTGTTGGGTGTAACCCCGTTTCTCTACCATACTCTAAACACCTTGAATAATTAACATTTTCTAACCCATTGTTCCAAATTGCAGACTTCCTAAAAAGAAGTAAATATTCTATATCTGGTCTGTGGGAATCGCCAATAGGAATGGCATTCGGCTTTTTCCATATTAAAACATTATAAGAATATTTTTTTTCTATTGCCCAATTAAGGTAATTCGGTAAAAGGTCCTTATTACAGAATACGTATGCGTTAATTTTATTATTATTAAAAGCGTAGGGTAAAACATCTAAAAAATTACTTGGATCAAAATTAGAAATAAAATCAATATCTTTTCCTTGTTTGTTCAAACCTTTTCCTATATTCCCCTTGCACCCACCTTTTGTTTCTATTTTATAAGGAGGATCAGTAAAAACAATATCAGCTTTTTTTCCATTCATTAATAATTCAACATCTTCCTTTTTTGTACTATCTCCACAAAGCAATCTATGCAAATCTTTTCCTTCTTTTTCAAAAGTGATCAAATCTCCTTCAACAATATCAGTTTTTAATTCTTCAATGTTTTCCGGTTCTTCATAGTCGTCCTCTTGATCTTCTTCCTCCTCCACTTCAAAATCCGGAACATCTAAACCCCAATTTTCCAAGTCTTCATTATCCCACTCATTCGCTAACTGTTCCCAGTCCCATTCTCCAAAGCCTATATTATCTTTTATAATAAACTCCTTTTGCTGCTCCTGAGTTAAACTTTCGGCTTTAATAATATGTATTTCTTTCAATCCGGCTTCCTTACACGCTTTTAAACGCATATTTCCACCGAGTACAATCATTTCATCATTTACAACAATTGGACGTATTTCCAGCATTTTAGGAAAGTCTTTTATAGACTGGACCAATTTACGAAATTTATCGTCTTTTAGTATTCTGGGGTTGTTTGGATTGTTTTTAACTTCGCTTATTTTTACTTTCTGTATATTCATAACTCTTTGTATAATTCTCCGATTTCCTTTCCTATCTCTTGTTTTATCGCAATGTCATTTTCTTCTTGCAATTGCGTTGTAAGTTCTTTAATCCTTAATAAAGTTTTTTCCTTGCT